CCACCTGTAACGACATCACTCCGCGCAACATCGCGGCGGGCTTCCTGGCAAACATCGAGCAGATCGGCGCGCAGTCCATCTCTGATGAGATTGTCGAGTCCTGGTATGGCACCCGTATCGGCTTCCGCTACCTGCCGGACCCTGACCAGGCAGTTACTGTCGCCATCGCTGGCGATACCGAGTGGAGCTCTGAAACCGAGGTTGCCGCCGGCGCCGTTTTGGTAGATGCCGCCAACGCCTATTTGGCGACGGCTGGCGGCACCACTGGCACCACAGAGCCCATCTGGCCAACAGCAAACGGTACCGTCACCGATGGTGATGTGACCTGGCAGCACATTGGCGCAGCCACCCTGGTCGCCGATCAGGATTACGACCGCACTCCGCACGGCATCCGCATCAAAGATGAGCCGGCCAACATCGCATATCCAGACATAGAAGCGATGGTGCCGCTGTCTGTCAGCTACGAGCGCAACCCGCAGTACCTGATTCAGGCGCTGGCAGCATCTCAGCAGGTGTTCGAATTGCGCTGGGAAGGCCTGAACTCCGTAGATAGCGGTAACCCGCTGCACGCAACGTACTTTCGCGTGAAGCTCTCCCCCACTTCGGGCTTCCAGCGTCACGGTGGCGACGACTTCGCCGAGCTGACTCTGTCCGGCACCGTGCTGGCGGATGAAGGTCGCACCGGCGCAGGCCTGAGCAAATTCGTCGAAATGGCGATGATCTAAGCTGGGAGGCAATGAAACCACATGGCCGGAGGAAATGACGAACGCGTCAACCTACTGATTTCTGCAGCCGTCGATGGGCTCAAGAACGTTCAGGGCTTAATCGGCGACCTGCAAGAGTTGGAAAAATCTGGCCGTGTGGAACTGCCCGACAATTCCGCCGCGTTGCGTGAGGGTCTGGGGAAAACCTCGGAAGAAATGCAAGCGCTGGCGGGTCGCCTGACTGAGCTCCGAGAACAGCAGGGGCTCATCACTCAGTTTGCCGAGCTCAAGCGGGAAACCAAAGAGCTGGCCGAACAGCAGCAGGCCGCGAGAGCCCGAGCCACCGAGCTCGGCAAAGCGCTTGCTCAAACCGAAGAACCCACCCGGGCCCAGGTCCAAGAATTCGAACGCGCCAAGAAAGCGGCCCAGGGTGCCGACGAAGCCTGGATCTCCAATAACCGTCAGTTAAATGAGCTCCGCGGTGCCCTGGATGAAGCTGGCATCAGCACCAAAGATCTCGCAGGCGAGCAGGTCCGGATTAAAAAGGAAATCTCCGGAGTTAATGGTGAGGCTTCGGCGCTTACTAGCGAGCTGACCGAGATGCGCGACAGTGCCCAGCAGGCAGCCGAGGGCACCAGCGAGGCAGCGGACAGCGCAGAAGACCTCGGCGAAAAAGCCGACAAATCCAGCGGCCTACTCAGCAAACTCGGCACCGGCCTCAAAACCGTAGCCGCCGGCGCCACCGCCCTCATTGCTGGCATTGGCGCATCCGCCGCCACTCTTACCGTGTTCTCCCGCGGCCAGGCCTCACTGGCCGACGAGCTCACCAACACCGCCAACGCCATCGGCGTAAACCGCGAAGCCCTGCAGGTTTGGCAGATCGCCGGCGAACGGGTGGGGCTGACCGGAGACAAGGTCACCGACATCCTGCGCAGCGTTACCGAGCGCTTGGGTGAGTTTGCGGCCACCGGTGGCGGCGAAGCGGCACAGGTGATGGAGCGCCTGAACCTACAGATTGAGGATTTCGAAGGGCTGGCGCCCGATGAGCAGATGCTCAAGTTCGCCCAGGCCATCGAAAGCCTGCCGAAAGCAGAACAGGTAGCCCTGCTGGAAAAGCTCGGCAGCGATGCCAGCCAACTGCAGCCCCTGCTGGAAAACAACGCCGCTGGCTTGCAGGCCATCAAAGCCGCCGCCGAAGAGGAAGGCGCCATCTACACCGATGAGGAACTGGACAAGCTCCTCAAAGCCAATGACATCTACAACGACATCACCCTGAAAATTCAGGGCCTCACCCGCCGGATCGGCGCGGAACTAGCCCCGGTGGTTGCCGATGCCACGGACAAGGTGATGGACCTGTTTGACCAGAACGAAATGGGCGAAAAGCTCATCGATCTGTTCAAGCGCCTCACGGACTGGGGCGCCGATATGGCGGCCAAACTGGTGGAGAATGCGGACAGCATCTCCGCAGGCTTCGGCACCTTATGGAATACCATTGAGGCCGGCGCGAATGGTGCGATGGCCGTGTTCCGCGGATTGCAGACCATCGTGGCCGGGTGGACAACGCTGGTAGCCGGAAGCTTTGCCACCGTCTTGAGCGTTGCCGAGGGCGTGTCCTGGGCGATGAACAAGGTCGGGCTGGTCAGCGACGAGACAATGAACAGCATAAGCGCCAAGGCCGGTGCTGCACGGGATACCGTGGTCGATCTCGGCAAACAAACGGCAGAGTACGGCCGCAAAGCAATCGAGGCGGGCAAAGGTGTTGTTGGCGCTTTTGATGACGCAGCCGAGTCTGGCAAGAAGCTGCAGGAAGAGACCGAAAAAAGCGTTGGCACCCTCACCACCTTGGCGGAGAACGTCAAATCCGCTGTCAGCAAAGCCGGCGAAGAAACCGACAAAGCTCGCCAGAAAGCCCAGGATCTGGAAGGCGCCTATAAAACGCTGGGTGTAACGGCGCAGGCGGAGCTGGACGCCGTTGCCGTAAAAGCTGAAGAGTCATTCCGCACCATCAAGGCCAGCGGAGAAGCCTCACAGCGCGAACTGTCAGAAGCCTTCCAGGCATACGCCCGGGCCGTCATTGCTACAGGCGACGAGGCAAAAGCCAAGGCGCTGGAGGCGGAAGCGGCCGCGCTGGGGCTTCGGGAAGCCCTGGCCGCCGCGGGCACCGCTGGACAGGAAGCCGCCGGCAAAATAAAAGCGTCATTCGACGAGGCCCTGGCCGGAGCAAACGACAAAGACTCCCTCAAGCAGCTTGAGATTAACCTGCTAACCGCCGCATCCGTGGGCGAAGATGTCAGTGACCAGCTGGATCAGGTAAAGCAGCGCTTAATCGAAATCCAGAACGTCGAAAGCAGTGGCGGAGGGGTAGCACAGCCTGTCAAGGAGCTGAAGGAAGCCACCGACGAAGCCGGCAAATCCGCAGATGAAGCCAAAGAAAAATACAACGGCAGCTTCGGTGGCTGGTTCGCTGCGGTCCTTACAAAGGCGCGAACGGCGGTATCGGACCTTTCCCTGGCAACCCGCAACCTGTTTGAAAGAAGCATGGGTGGCAACGCCATCGCGGCCGAGTCAGAAACAGCAACGGAAGCCCTTAAGCGAGTCGAGCAAGAGCTGGGGCAGATAACAAAACGCATGATGGAGGCCCGCACAGCGAGCTGGACCGTTACCGGCTCCGGGCTGACACGATGGGCCATTGAGGTGGCCGAAAAATCGCTCCTGGCCCAGCAGGCATTCTGGGGGCAAGCGGTTGCGCTGGACCGGCTAAAGGAAAGCATCGACTCCGGCGCCTACAGCATGGAGGAGTTAAACCGAATCCAGGACCAGACCGCCCAGAGGTTCAGCCTACTGGACGATGCCCGCCTGGATAACCTTCAGTCCGCCATCGATGCCGCCAAACAAAAACTGGAATCCCTGACCGCCACTGCAGACAACACCCTCAGCAGCCTGCGCCAACGGCTGGCGGATATCCGAGGCGACACCGAAGAAGCCCAGCGCATCCAGTACGAAACCGAACGGAAGCGCCTACAGGAGCTGCTGGAACAGGCCCAGCAAGCTGGGGCCGATGAAGCCGCCGCCGATTACCAGCAATCGCTTAAAACCCTCGAACAGATCTACCAGATCGAACAAAAGAACCGCCGGGAAGAGCAGAACGCTCGCGAGAAAGAGGCGGCCGACCGATCGCGTGAGCAGCAGCTGGCGGAGATTGAGAGGCAGCGCGCAGAGCGGGAACTGAACCAGCCCACCCAGCGCACAACCCAGAACCGCACCGAAACCGTTAAAACCATCACCGTTACCTTGGGTGGCCAGGATTTCCGCGTTCTGGCCAGCGACGAAGACGCCCTTCTGCGGGCCCTGGAAAACGCACGGAGTACCGCACTGTGATCACCCTATCCGATGGCACCAGCACCGTAGAACTGCCAGAAGACC